AAGAACAAGAAGAGCCTGATTTTAAAGTAGTTGTTAGATTATTGTCTTGTAAAATATTTATTTGATTCATGTCTTCTAATTGATCCATGTCCTTTAAATCATTTAAGGTAAATATATTATCATTATCAGAATTTATATTATTAGATTCAAAAATGTCTTCAAATAATTCATTGTTTAAGGATTTAAAAGAAATGTTTGATTTTAAACTTATATTATGATCAATTGTTAATGGTATTAAATTTGTTTTTTCATTAAATAAATGTTCATAATTATCAATTTTGAATAAAATATTTTTATTTTTATTAAAAAATTCTGAACTTATTAAATATTCTAAATCATCAAAGACATTAATTTTATAATCATTTTTTATTGATAAAAAGGAACCATAATAATCAATACCATGCATAAAATGATGATTGTGAAATAAATAATTTGTTAAATATAAAAAAAATCCATCAACATAAGCAGAATTATTTACATCTAAGATTTTTGAAATAATAGTATTTTCATTTGAATTTATGTTTGGTAAATCAAATAAATTTTCATTATTAATATCATATTTACCAACTAAATATTTAAATGGGTCTAGAAGGGGAGCAAATTTAAAAAATATCGGCTTAATCTTTGTTTGTTGAGATTCAATATTTTTAATCTTACATTGAAATAAATTTTGATTTTCTTCAATATTTTCATGAATATCTGAAATATACCATGGATGATTTAAATTAATATTATTGAAATTATTATTATTTAAATCAAAAAATCTTTTGTAAATTGGAATGTAATTTTGAGTTTTAGAGAGAAAAAGAGTCTCTGGTTTTTCAAAAAATTTAAAAAGTTCATGATTCTTTCTTTTTTGATAATTAATATTTACCATTTTTAGCTAAAGAATATATAAATTAACTGTGATTTTAACTTATATATTTTTGAATTGCGTAAATATTCGTATAAATATTTTTTTTAATTTATCGTTTATTTAATAAATGACTTTAGAACTAAAAAAATTTGATATGAGAAGTATTAGTTTCAAACCAAATGAAAATAAGGGTCCAGTTGTTGTTTTAATTGGTAAGCGTGATACAGGTAAATCATTTTTAGTTCGTGATTTACTTTATTATCAGCAAGAAATTCCTATTGGAACTGTTATTTCTGGGACAGAAGAAGGGAACGGTTTCTATGGTAAAATGGTACCAAAATTGTTTGTTCACAATGAATATAATACTGCTATTATTGAGAATATTTTAAAACGACAACGTACAGTTTTGAAACAAATTAAAAAAGAAATGGAAACCTATAAACGCAGTACAATTGACCCTCGTGCTTTTGTGATTTTAGATGATTGTCTTTATGATAACACTTGGTCACGAGATAAAATGATGCGTTTATTATTTATGAACGGAAGACACTGGAAGGTAATGTTGATCATAACTATGCAATATCCATTAGGTATACCTCCGACTTTGAGGACTAACATTGATTATGTGTTTATTTTAAGAGAGAATTATATCGCAAATCGAAAACGTATTTATGAAAATTACGCTGGTATGTTTCCAACCTTTGAATCCTTCTGTCAAGTAATGGATCAATGCACAGAAAATTACGAGTGTCTAGTCATAAATAACAATGTGAAATCCAATAAATTACAAGATCAGGTATTCTGGTACAAGGCTGACTCGCACAATGACTTCAAACTTGGATCCAAAGAATTCTGGGAATTGTCCAAGGGATACAACTCGGATGATGACGAAGAAAAATATGATCCAAATTCACAAAAGAAACGCGGTTCTGGACCGAAAATCAGTGTAAAAAAAACGAATAAATGGTAGAAAAAATATATACTATTTTATATATATATAAATGTTATCCAAAAGTTTGTTTGGACCTTTAGACAAAAAATATTGTGATTATTTTTATTTTTTCTCTGTGGCTGGTTTCATTGTAATGATTATGTCTATTCTTTTCATATTGGTTTTTATTGTACGTTTTTATAAAATACTAAATTCACATATCATGATTAATTTAATTATGATTGTTGTAAATAGTTTTTTACTTTATTTTAGCAATCGCTTATTATATACAATGTGTATGAAAACACTGTAAATATTTAATAATGTAAAAAAATCGTTTATATTATTTAACAATTATAAGACGAATAAACATATGTATTATCACTAAAACCATCACGTTGTTTACCTATTCTTGTTTTAAAACAAAACCATAAATCATCTTTTTGGTAACGTTTCCATATTTGATCATTTGCATAAATCCAATGTTGTTTTGTTTCCGCTAATAAGGGTATTGCCCATTCATATAATTCGATCAATTTATCATAATAATTTGAATGTACTATATATCCTGATGCTGTTTGAACATCTAAAGCTTTTACTATAAATTCATAATCTGTTGGTAATTGATCGATTAATAAATATGATAACATACAAACATTATAATTTATATTTAATTCAAAAAAATTGGATAGTTCTTGTTCAAACTGTTCTTTAGATATCAAAAATTTAAAATCGTCTTCCAAAATGAGAACATTTTTGTAACCTTGTTGTTTTGCTAATTTTAAAACATTCAAATGTGAATAACCACATCCTACAATTCCAAAACCAGGAGTTTCAATTGCTTCAAAACGTTCATATTCTAACCCAAAAGAATTTAATTCTTCTTCTATTTGTTCTCTTCTATCAGTTCGTTTATTTAAGTTTATATAAATAATTTTATCAATATGTTGTGACATTTTATATAGTATATAAATATATAAATATTTTTTATATGGTATTTTTAATATAATAATTATGTTGTATTTATTATATTATCAATTCAATTTAATTATATGTTATCTATTCCTTCTTACTAGCAAAAGGCCCACTAATTAATTCACTCTGTCCATAATCACTTTTACCTGTAACAATATTTTCACCTTCAAATAATTCCATACGAATGTCCGCGGCGGATATATTGTCTTGATCTTTCAATGCTTGTTCCTGTGTATTTACATTATTGATACCAATTAAATTTCCATGTTCATCTATTGTTTGCGTAAGTGTGTTTCCAGATTTTTCTGCATTTTTTATATTTTCTTCAATTGCTTTTTGTTTTGCTTCTTTCAATCGTTGTTCAAAGGCAGTCTTCGCATTTGTTTCATTCTTCTTCTTTTCATGCATCAACTGATTCAACTCTTCTTCCATGTATTCTACACGACCGGTTTTATATGCTTCTGGATCCCAAGGCATCCATAACCCCACCGGTCCTACAAATACATCGTGATGTGGATCAATTTCTCTCAACATTTTACAACGAATTTCTGCTTCTTCCATGGTTGGATAGGAACCACGTATTTTAATACCTCGTGTACATGTTTGAAAATTATATTGAACACCGAATTCTTTTTCTAAATCTTCTTCATTGTTATCTAAGAAAGTCTTGTATTCATCTTCCATATTTGATTTATTCAATGCTTCTTTTTCTTCTTTCACAAATTCTTTGAAATCATTTGTTAAATCTTCAAAATTCATATTGTACTTATAAGATACAAAATTAAGAAATTGAACAAATTTTTCCATCGATTTATTCAATTCCCATTTCTTTAGGAATTGTTCAAAGAAAAATATTTCTTTTTGTTTCATTATTTTTTCCGGGGATACAAAAGAAACACATACGAATTTTTGCCCAGCAATCGGCTTATCCTCTTCTAATAAATCCACATATTTTGCATTTGGTTTTCCGTTTTCTTGTTTTCTCTCGAAACCTTTCTTTTTTGGCCTGGATTCTTTAGAATGATTCATTTTGAATTATTTAGCTATATTATTTTAAGTTTTTTATCGCACAATATATATTTTTTTCTTTTTATTTAATATAATGAACGGTTTAGTTAACGTTGGAGAATTAGTCAAGAGAATTATTAAATATCTTGTTGAAGGTTTAATGGTCGCAATTGCTGCTTATGCTATTCCTAAACGTTCCTTGAATATCGAGGAAATTGTTTTGATTGCTTTAACCGCTGCTGCTACATTCAGCATCTTAGATACTTATATTCCTAGTATGGGCGTCACGGCGCGAACTGGCGCCGGCGCAGGAATTGGGTTTAATTTGGTGGGCTTCCCAGGAGGTTTATAATTGCGACGATATAAGATCACAAAAATAATTAATTTTATTTAAAATAAATTTCTCAGTAACAAAACAAATTTTATATGATTTCTTAAAATTATATAAAAATATTTTATAATATTACCATAATGAATAACGAAGAACTTCAAAAAGAAAACAATTTATTAATAGAGAAAATACAAATGCTAGAAAAGGAATTAAATGAAACAAAAGAACATCTCAAAAAATATACAGCACCATCAAGAAGTAAAAATTATTATGAAAACCATAAGGAAGAAATTATAAAAAAAATACAAAATAAACCTCTTGATCCTGAAAAAAGAAAAGAATATAACCGAATATCTTATTTAAGAAGGAAGGAAAAAATAAATACAAATTAATACTTATTTCGTAAAAAAACTTAAATATATATCTTTAGTAAATATATAAAATGAAATATAACAATGAATGTTTGTATCAATACTGTGGAGAAAATAACATTGATTTACTAAATAATTACTCAAATGATAATATTACAAGGGAGAGTTATATAGAAGGAAAATGTAATAAAGAAAATTGTAATAAATCTTTTACACCTTTGCACATTTAAAACACCCATTATAGACGCTAAAAAATAAAAAGTGTAAAATCAATAGTAGGAATTTCACCTACGATGGTCTTACTTTTTCCTCTTCCTTTTTCCTTTCAGGATTTGAAGAGGTGAAAGACGAAATTTGAAAACATAAGGGTCGTTCTTGGGTTTCAATCCAAGATTGCGTTAATTTCATTATGTTTATAGAAGAGTTCGCATCTCGTGTCCTGAATACGATTTTTTTGTTTTCGCAACTCACGCAGTCAGAACACTTTAATAGACGAAATACTTTCTTCCCCTCTTTATCCTTGTAATACTCTAAATCCTTATTATAATCGCAACATCTTTTACTTGTATTACATTCATTAATGATGATGGTATCGTATTTTTTGTGTATTAGTCTTCTCAAACCTTTGTTCATCGTAGGCATAAAATGTTTCATTTGTGTGCTTCTACTCCAATTTCCATAACCAATCAAAATATTTTTTCCAAAAGTTTCCTTTATTTTATTCAGGAATATATCTATACTTTTCTTCCCATAAGTTTTTGAGAAAAAAGAATCTGCCGAAAAATTAGGTTATCACTATGAAATTTGGATTTATGATAAGGAAAGACACAAAACCATATTTTAGAATAATATATTTCTCTCTGTAATATATTATTATGCCTTTAAGAAAAAATAAGAAAAGGGGTGGTGCGGACGAAGAAGAATATTTCATGAATTTATCCAATATTAGCGGCGATGAAAACCATTCGCTCCATTTATCTGATTTACAATTGGATGAATCACAACAAAATTTAGGTGAATCTCAAAATACAACTATAGAATCAAACTCATTATTTGACGATGATGTTTCATTTTTAAATGAACCTGAAAGTCAAGGTTCTCTTCATTTATCTGATTTACACGTAGACGAAAATGAAAATGGAACCGAAGATTCTTTCAATACAACCATTGAATCAATAGAGGGAGGTAAAAGAAAATCCAACAAAAAAACCAAAAAAAATAAAAGGAAACCCACAAAAAAAAATAAAATTAAAAAAGGAAAAAAGAGCATTAAGAAAAAAAAAAAAAACAAGATTAATTCAAGAAAGAAGACTAGAAAAAATAAAAGAGGAGGTCAACAGGAATCATTAGAAAATTCAATTAAAAAATCCGAAAAACAAATTTTACCACAAGATGAAAACCCAATTTACTAATCACTTATTAAATTGTTGGAATAAATTCCCAATCCAATTCTTCACAAATTTGCTTCCAAATAATATCCTGCTCCACTCTTTTCTCTCGATCTTTTAACATTGGAAAGTCTTTTAAATATTGATCTTCTCCTAACAATTCACACAATTTATAAGCTGTATAATAATAATTCAAAAAATTAACCCGATCATCAGGACAAAATTTCGAATACGGCGCCTGCAATTCGACAAATAAATTACACAAGGTTTCTTCTAATTCTTGCGTCATTACAGGTGGTTTGATCCCCAATTTATCTTTAATAAAAGGTATATGCTCATAATATTTATTGTAACCAAGTTTTTTCAGTATTTCCTTAGTTTTATAATTCGTCAAGTGGATTAAATCGATTCTCTCTTTTTTAATTTGTAATTTAATATTTTCAATTACGTCCACTGGTATTTGAGTAGTTTCTTTGCCTTGAAATTGTGCCAAAATTTCTTTAAAATGATTAATTCGTTTATAAGCATAAAAACATACTTCTTTCGGTGGTTCTTTGTAAGACGGTTTTTCATTTTCGATTAAATAATGAGTATTTCTTGAACATTGATTGCATATTAATAAACCATCATCTTCTAATGGAATCAATTCACCTTTAAAGCAATATTTACAAATATCTGTTTGTTGAATAAATGATTGAATATCTAGAAAATTATCATCAATACTACTTAAATATTTTTGAACAATATTATTGTTTTGAGTATATTGTTTATCTTCGTGATTTTCTTCGTTTTTGTTTTCTTTTATTTTAAAGAATGATGTGACTAATTTGCTTTTGATATTTGATGAATTATTTGTAGATGTTTGGTTTATGGAAATATTTTTTTTATTTTCAAAATAATCAAATACTAATTTGGAATTATCTAATAAATATTCTTTTTTTTTATTTTTAATTTCTTTAATTTTGCTGGTTATTTCTTGTATTCGATCATTTATTTCCATTTTTTCTTCTACCATTATTTGCTCATTTTTATTAATTAATTTATTTTTTAAATTTTGTTTTTCATATTTTAAAGATGGTACAATGTCTGTTTCGTCTTTTGTAAATTCATTCATAATCTCTTTGTGTTTATTATCAATCGTAATTGTGTCTTTTTTGTTTATTTTAATTTTTTTCATTGTTTTGGGCTTAAAACTTGGCATATTTATTTAATCAATTATTTAAATATAACATTATTTATTTAACTTGTAATTAATTTTTATAATATATTTTTTATAATATATTTTTATAAGAATTAATTTTTATAAATTTTGAAATATTTTATAATAAATAACCAAGTTCTTGTTCTTGTTGTAAATCTACACTTTGTTTTATTTTATATTGTATTTCATGGTTAAGTAAAATTGGTTTTTTGTAATAATCAACTTTATAAGTGCCTTTGTATTTAGGCACTGGAACATATTGATTTTGTTTTTGTACCAATCCAAAAGTTGTTTTTATCTTTTCCAATGTTGCTTCATAATTATCTCGTAAATCTTCATATCGTAATAAATAAAAATATTTTACTTTATTTTTAACATGATTTAACATATAATCGTTCTTAATTTTTCTCAATTCGAAAATATTTTTGTATCGTTCTTTAGTTACTATGTTCCTATCTTCCATTATTTCTTCTTTATTTTTTGGACCTTCTTCATAAATACTATAAAATTCATTGTTAATAAAATTTTCGATACTTTTTTTATTTTCAGCAGGCACATGGTGTAATCGTTTAAAAAAACTATCTATCCATTCAACCGGATCTCTTACTACATAAAAAAAAATTATATTATTACTATTTTCTTCATTATAAATATTTTCATTAAAACCAAAAAAATGTTTTTCATTTAGATGTTTTTCATTTAACAAGATCTTGTATTCAATATGAAAATTGAATGTTAAAGCATATTGTATAAAATGAGTACCACTGCATCTCTCACCTTGAATAGTAAAATATTTCATTATAATGTAAATATTTGCATAAATTTTTAAGTATTTTTAATTCAACTTAGTTAAAAATAAATTTTCATTTTCTCATTTTATAGCAATGGAATTAAAATTAAATCTAGAATCTTTTAAACATTTAGAAAAAGAAGATTTTAAAATTGATGCAATTCAATTTCAAAAAATGATTTTTTTATATAATGCAATAGAGGATGGCTGGAGTATAAAGAGATCAAAAGATTCTTATATTTTTTCAAAAAAACATGAAGGGAAAAAAGAAGTATTACAAGAAGAGTATTTGCTCCATTTTATGAAGTCAAATCTTGATTTAAATAAAATAATTGCATAAAACGCTTTAAAACAATTTGAAATTATTTAATTAAATAATTAAATAATTAAATTAAATTCAAAAATTTTTTTTTCTTTAGCAATATTATAAAAAATGGGAGGTGGTCTAATGCAACTCGTCGCCTATGGCGCTTAACCATCACTGGGCGCCAACAGTGAGCTGCTATTATGGGTCGTATATCTCCATAATAGATTAACAGTGTAAATATACGAATTGAATATTTACCATTTTATTCAATTATATAACTTGCTAGTAAATCAATGAAATTAATTGATTTGCGAGATTGTCAAATTGTCGGGAACTTCCTTAGAGCTTTAACTACTACTTATATATGGTGACATATATAATACCTCCGGATAACGACCTCAGGCATAGTAAAAACGTTAAAGATTGGATAATCCGCAGCCAAACATCTTATATCGAAAAATAATTTAAAAATTTGTATTTTATAATAATAATGGATTGTCTGGGTGAAATATATTGCATAACAAGCCCTTCAAATAAAAAGTATATAGGACAGTGTGTTAAACAATTATCTAATGGTAAAAATTGGGGATATATTAATAGATGGAGAGAACATATACGAGATTCTAAAACAAGGAACTATTGTAGATTACTGAATTCTGCTATTAAAAAATATGAACCTGAAAATTTTCAATTGGAAATTTTAAAAAAATGTAATATTGATGAATTAGATTATTATGAAAAATATTACATTGAACATTATAACACAATGTCTCCAAATGGTTATAATTTAAGAGAGGGAGGTAGTACAAGTAGATATTCAGAAGAAACAAATCAATTAAAGCGTGCTAGTATGATTGGAAAAAACTTAGGAAAAGATTATCCAAAACGTATTAGAAAACGAGAAATTGATAATGATTTACCTAAATATATAAGATATTATATAGATTCAAGTGGTAAAGAAGGTTATAGAATATCACATCATCCTAATTTAAAAGATAAATCATTTTTGAGTAAATATACTCCATTAGATGAAAAATTACAACAAGCATTAAATTATATAAATCAAAAAACGACAGATATAAGATGAAGGTTCAACGAGTAGACGGCAATCGGGAATTAATGATGGTTCTAGTCAAACCTGAAATTTCATAAGGTGTACTCTGTCCCTAATAGAAATATTAGGGGTACGTCGCAGGATGTTTACCTTAAAAACCTGTAGGGTAGAAAAACGTCAGGGAATATCGAAAAAATAAGATATTCATAAAGCCCTTTGTGGATGCTTTTTTTAAATAAAAAGTACCACTGACGTTAATCAGGGATATTAGATATACTTATACTAATATGAAAAACCCTGGTGAGAAAATCAAATTGCTTGAAAACCCTAAAGCTTATTCTACTAAACCATTTTTGTGAGAAAATGGCGGCCAAGACAAAGAACTTGGGTATAGTAAAAATGAATAAGATGAATATAATTGTAATTATATGAAATGGGCAATGAGCATCCAAGCTTCTTTATTTTAAATAATTTTTAATAATATAAAAAAATGCACATAGTAAATATAATAGTTCATGATAAATGAAATGGAACAAAAAATGTGTGATAAATGCACACAAAACAAACCCATCGATAAATATAGAAAATACTGTGAAAATTCATATTCTAAAACATGTAAAAAATGTTTAAATGAATTGGATAAAATAAGAAAGAAAAATCTTAGGCAAAAAAAGGCAGAAACTTTTTTAGCAAAATGTGAAAAGTGCAATCAACAAAAGGTATTGAAAGATTTCTCAAAGCTTAAAAAGTATTATAAAAAAAAGATTTGTATTTCTTGTTATCCAGATTTTTTAAAAGAACAAAAAACAGAGTGGTGTAGAAATGAACATAATTCAAATATGAATTATCGATTAAAAAAATCTCTAGCAGCTCGTTTAAGAACCATTCTTATTAAAAATGATTCGACTATGAATTATATCGGTTGTAATATTCAGTATTTAAGAGAATGGTTTGAATATAATTTTACTTCAGAAATGAATTGGGAAAATTATGGGTCTTATTGGTCTATTGACCATATTATACCTGTGTGCAAATTTGATTTGATTTTAGAAGATGAAAAATTAAAATGTTGGAATTGGTCTAATTTAATGCCGGTTACAGTCAAATTTAACTCATCTAAGAAAGAAATTGATATAAATCAAATTGATAATATATTAGAAAAATTAGAAAAATTTAAAGAAGAAGGTTCAACGACTAAATGGTTTTCGAAAGAATTTATATTAAATCGAGAAATGGCTGAAGTAAAAATGAAGGCAAATATGAGTTCTTTTTAAGATATAGTCTACTCCTTATTGAAAAATAAGGTAGAGGAAATGTACAGGTAATCCTCAAATTACTTTCTGGAAAGTAACTTATCGCAGATACACAAACTTTGCGATTGAATCCATTGAACAAACTTTCAATGGTCAAGCTGATTTTGGTCGTCGTGTCCAATGTACTATCAGCAGAAACGGTGATCTTGCTTACCGTACTTATTTACAAGTAACTGTTCCTGAAATCAACCAACTTATGGGTATTGGTGCATTCGCTGCTGGTCAAGGCAGTGGTGTCTATGCTCGTTGGTTAGATTATCCTGGAGAACAACTTATTGCTCAAGTTGAAGTTGAAATCGGTGGTCAACGCATTGATCGTCAATATGGTGATTGGATGCACATCTGGAACCAACTTACAATGACTGCTGAACAACAACGCGGTTACTGGAAGATGATTGGTAACACAACTCAACTTACATTCATC